ATGACGAAAACCTGAACCCGTTATCTGTTCGACCGTATCGGGGATTGTGCTTTCCATTACTTCTCCGCCTTCATCGATATCAAGCACAACTAGCCCGCTTTTCTTACCCGTAGCTACTCCAATATTTGCATCCGGCCATCTTTCCCACCAGGATTTTATTTTGCCCTTATCCGTAGTGGCATCTTTAAAGCCGTTTTTTGTTCGCGGGTGCTTGCCCGGTGATATGCAAGCCCTTCCACAAGTGCATTTGCCATTAACAATCGAATGCACCGGAAATACGGACCATCCATAGCCCGTATATTTAAGTGCATATTTAACCATTTATGTACTCCAACAATTTAACAACGTCCTGGTAGCTAGGTCGTTCAGTGTGGCCCTTCGCTATTTTTCGAACAACGTCATAAGATATCCCGGTTTTTTCTGCCACTTCTTTCCATTTCGACTTCATCAATTTGACTCTTAGCGCTTCAACATCATCCATTTTATTCTCCTTTTTATATTATGATTAATTTCGATCCATCTTTATATGTCTACATATATTTTGTCAATAATCATGTGTCATAATGTTTTTCGCAAAAACAGTTTGACAACTAGCATCCATTGTGGTTTTATCAATCCAACGCAACAAATTTATAAAAAGGAGGTTTAAAAATGATCGATGTAAATAATTTAAAAAGCCCGGCAGATGAAGAGAGACCAATAATTTGTACAATTGTTGGCGAAGCTGGACTTGGGAAAACAACGCTTGCTGCTAGTTTTCCAAAGCCCGCAATGATACGGACGGAAGACGGAACTGCTTCAATTTCTGACCGTAAAGATGTTGCAATGTTTGACGTTGCGAAAAGCACAGATGATGTGCTTGACCAGTTGCAAGCACTGGCAGAACAACAACACGGTTTCAAAACCGTCATTATTGATTCAATCACACAGCTTGCTACGATGATTGAATCGGAAATAGTGAATAACGACGGAGCAAAAAGCATCAATCAAGCTCTTGGCGGTTACGGTGCCGGGGTTTCTGCTGCTGCTGAAGTCCACCGGAAAATAAGGAATTGCTTAGATTGGCTGATGAATGAAAAGGGGATGAACGCCGTTGTCATAGCGCACGCGGACACTGAAAACCTCGAACCGCCAGACAGTGACGGCTTTAGTCGTTATACTGTCAGAATGCACAGAAAAGCGGTGCAGCATTGGGTTGACAATGTTGACCTAGTTGGATTCATAAAACTGAAAAAGATTCTAAAAGGAAAGGATCAAAAGAAAGCAATATCGACAGGCGAACGCATTATAACTTGTCACCCCGTAGCAAGTCACATTTCTAAAAATCGATTTGGAATTGATCAAGACTTGCTTTTTGAGAAAGGCAAAAATCCTTTTGCCGATCATTTGAAAATAAAATAACAGGAGAAATAAAAATGATAGACTTAACAAAATTCAACATCATTGAAACAGAAGACACCTTCGACCTTATCCCAGATGGAAACTACACGGCAATCATAACGGATTCCGAAGAATGCACCACCAAAAAAGGCGATGGTGCTTATATTAAACTCACTTTCCAAATTGCTGAAGGCAATCAAGAAGGCCGGTTAATTTGGGTGAATCTGAACTTGGAAAATCCAAACCCAAAAGCTGTTGAGATTGCTCACAAGGAGTTATCTAATATTTGCAAGGCCGTTGGTGTTAATGACATCAAAGACAAGTCCGACTTGCACGATAAACCGATGTTGATAAAAGTCGGAGTCAAAAAGGGCAATAACGGTTACGATGATCAAAACAGGATCAAAAATTATAAGCGTATCGACAACGGTCAACCGTGGAAACGATAAAGCTCCGGGCGTATCAGCAAAAAGCTGTTGATGCGGCCTATAATGCTTGGGGTTCGGGAAAGTATAAAGATTTCTTGATAGTTGCCCCTACTGGCAGCGGAAAATCAATGATGCTCGGCAAAATGGTGTCAGATATTGCCGCCGCTGGCGATAAAGTGATTGTCTTGACTCATCGAGCAGAATTAATAGAACAAGATGCAAAAGCAATAAGTGCTTTTACATCAATCCCGGTTGCTATTAATTCAGCTTCTTTAAAACGCCGGGAATCTGGTCAAATTACTGTTGCTGGCATCCAGAGCATTTACAAACAATCTGATTTTTACGATGTGATCATCGTTGACGAATGTCATTTAATATCGAGAAATAAAAACTCGATGTACGGCAGTTTTATAGAGAAAGCAAAAGAAATAAACCCCCGCCTAAAAGTGGTTGGTTATACAGCCACGCCATACCGTCTTGACTCCGGGCTTTTGCACAAAGGAAAAAACGCGCTTTTTGACGGAGTTGCTTTTGATATAAAAGTGCAAGGTTTGATTGAAAAAGGCTACCTTGTCCCATTGAGAGCAAAAGCAGGGTCAAAACAAATCGATTTAAAAGGAGTCAAAAAAAGAGGTGGCGATTTTATACCAAAAGAACTGGCAGCCGCTGCCGACCGGGACGATATAACCGCCGCCGCGGTTAGTGACATTTATAAACACGGAGCTGACAGAAGATCATGGTTGATATTTGCTACCAATGTTGAACACGCGCACCACATCCACCACAAAATTGAAAACAGTGCAATCGTTACAGGTGACACGTCACAAGATGAAAGGAAAAGAATAATTGACGATTTTAAAAACTACCGTTTGCGTTGTATTATCAATTGCCAGGTTTTGAATACTGGTTTTGATGCACCAAATATTGACATGGTTGCACTCTTGACAGCTACAGAGTCCACCGGGCTTTATGTGCAAATGTTAGGGCGTGGTACTAGAATAAAAAAAGGCAAAAAGGATTGTTTAGTTTTGGACTATGGCGGAAATGTTATGAGACACGGTTTTTTTGACAAAGTGACGCCAAGCGTTAAAGAAGCGACCGATGGGACAGGCGAACCACCCGTTAAAATGTGTGAAAAATGTGGTGAAATATGCCACTCGGCCTTGAAAACTTGCGACACTTGCGGGAATGTTTTTCCAGTCGAGCCAATCTCACACGATACCGAAGCGTTTGACGGTGCAATCATGGCCTCAGATTATAAACCAGAGGAGTTTTTAATTAACAGGATCACACTTTCAAGGCACAAAAAGGAAGGTAAGCGAGATTCTGTAAAAATCAGTTATTATTGTGTGAAAGATGGTGGTGGACTTTTATCAACAAGAGTTTTCAACGAATGGGTTTGTCCTGAACATGAAGGTTATGCACGAAAAGCTTTTGAAAAGTGGTGGGTAGATTGGTCGATGTCTGTATCGAGAGTATTAATACAAGACCTAAGTTTATGCAAACAAATATTAAAAACACCCCCGCCCAAATCAGTAAAAGAACTGCTTGGATATACGGACCAAGGGGCTAACCTAATGCACGGAAAAACAAAAATCATTGTAGATACTTCAGGCAAATACCCCAAAATAATAAAAACAATATGACAAAAACAGAATATTTAAAAAAAAGAAAAGAGTACAGCTTGTTTCTGAACGCTAAGAGATGCGCCACTTGTGCGGAATTGCTTGGAGATATGTGCGGGCAATTTAAAGAACAAGTTCCAGCTGATTACATTTATCAAGTTACAGACTGCAATAAATGGATGGACGATGTCCCGTTTTAAGTTTTGAAATAAAGGATCCGCCTGTTATCGTGCGGGTCTGTTCTCCTGCCCAGTCTACCACTTTGAAAAAGAAATCTAATCACGTTTGATGCGTTGCTTTTTTGCATTCCCAACCCCTCGACGACATCCGAAACAGTCGTTTCTTTTCTGCGAGTAATAAACCCAAGTACGATTTTTTCAGAGTCGCGCATGATACCACCTTTGTAACTCCACGCTTGTTGACATCTTTGATTGGCAAGCATCGCACAATATAACCTTTGCTTTTGACCTATACAAATCAGCGTCAACTTTTTTTCCGCAGAAAGTACAGTCAATAGTTTTTTTAGCTTTTTTGATCTTCTTTGGTTTTTCCTCACATTCTAGGCATCTGCCCATATGCCCATAAACAGACGTAAACAAAAACTCGCTTTTGTCTTTTACCTTGAGACAAATTTTGCATCTGCATCTTATTTTGATTTTGCTTTCTCTGATTCTTTCAGCTTTTGAAAATTCAGCGAACGCGTTTTTATCTCTCCTACATTCTATACAGCAAAAACTTACACCTTTAAAATATCTATTTTTGTTTTCAAACTGGTCAAGAGTTTTTTTCTTGCCGCAGTAGCAACACCTTTTTTTATCCATTTTTGTACTTAACTTTTTTGTTTTTAATCTCGAATTGCGAACTTGCCCCAAATAAAAATTCTTT